AGCCAGAGCAGCCACTTGATAGGCAGGAACCTGACCAAGAAGATTAGCCCCAGTATTGAACAAGCCAGCACCGAAGGTAGTCTGTTGCTGACCTTGTTGCATAGCGTTAGCAGCCAACTGAGCGTCCTGCTGAGCCAGGGCATTGTAGTAAGCCTGGAGCTGCGGGTTAGAAGCACCCATAGCCACGCTACCGCCAGCACCAGAGGTTCCACCAACGCCTAGACCAAGGCGACCCTGCTGGAACTGTTGGTTGGTCAACTGAGCCAACTGTTGCTCACGCCCGGGTTGCAGTAAAGACTGCTGCTGTTGCATCACTCGCTGAGCAGCCGCTTGCGGAGACTCTGCAAGATATCCCTGACCGAGATTAAACAAGCTCTGAGCAGCAGCGCCCACAGGAGCGATCTGACCAGCAGCTTGAGTGGCTTGCTCTAGGTTAGTACCTGCCTGACCGAGCAAACGCTCACGCATGGCAGCAACATCAGGAGCCACCTGATAACCTGCACCAGTGAGCCTACCCTGGTCATCATAGGTGAAACCGCTAGTGCCAAACCGGGAGGTAACACCAACAGGACGGAACTGAGCAGCTTGAGCAGCCTGCTGACCCGTAGCCAGAAGGTTGTTAGCTAGTTGATTCTGCTGGTTAGCTCCATACTGAGCAGCGCCTAGCGTACCGAGAGCACCAACGCCCCCACTAAGCAGGCCACTGACTGCCTTTTGTTCTTCTGGTGTGAGTGCCATTAGTAAGTCCCTCCGTCTACGGTGGCAGTGAACGTGCCAGATACCGTTAAGTTAACCGCTGTAGCAGTACCCGTCAAAACAGCGCCAGAAGCATCTGCTTTAGAGGTGATTGCTGAAGCAATATTATCGAACTCTGTATTGAGTTCTGTTCCTTTAACCAGCTTCGAAGGATTACCTGATGCTAGGCTATCCTTGGTAGCAAAGTTCGTGCTCTTTACGTAATTCGACACTCTTACTCTCCTTGTTGTTTCAATAACTAGACTGAAATATTATCTAGTTCTTCCTGCTTTACAGAATACGTCTAGTTTTTGAATTGAAAGCTCAAAATCACTGATGATTGTTTCAATACCTAATTGAATGATATTACCAGCCCCACCAACTTGAACCTTTTGATTATCAAATACAACACCAGCAGTATACTCACCGATGTTATATTCAGCGATACCATACTCAGCAGGATTAACATCTCCTAACTGAAGGAACTGAGAGTTATAGTTAGAACTATAATCAAAGCCGTATTTAAGAACCACATCAGCTCCGTTACCACCAATGATGGTGAAACTGATCTTCTTCAGGATCTTAATAGCTGTGGGGGAACCTAGATCGAAGTAGTTGGTGTAATAACTCATCCGATAGGTGCTGGTGTTGTCCAAATTACCTGCGTAATAGCCCACAAACCCAGCAAAACCCATCAAGAACTCTTTTGATCGGGTGGAGAACAAAGCTCTAGGGACAAGAGTCCAAGTAGTAGCTCTAGCCGCCCCGTTAGGGAGAGTGCTTCTGAGGTCAAAGCAATAAGTAACGCCAGTTACAGGTAGCGTCAGGATATAAAAGGCATTGTTAGTAGAATAACCAGCTCTTATGTCTGCCAGGGTTTCAGCATTAACAGCAGCTACCAGATCATCACGGACATTAGCACTAATATCCCGCAAAGGAGCAGATCTTTCCTGAACCACTCGCTTCATGGACATAACACCAGTATCGCTCAAGAAGATAATATCATCTCCAGTCACTTTGATGGAGTCCCGAGCACAGCAACCAATACCGCTAACAGTGTCAGCCAAAGACATATTCGTAGGGTCATTAGCGCCCTGATAGATCAGAATCTGTCTACGACCAAAGATATACAAATAATTGTTATGAGCAGCCAAGCCTTGAATCTCATCAGCACCGGCAGGCCACACCTGAGCCACATTCAGTGACCCAGAAGAGCCGGTATTGAGCACGAAACCCGACAAAAGATCAGAGAACTGAACGGTGTTCTTATCTGTGCTCGTAGAAGCACTCCAGGTGCGTCCATACGCGCTTACAACGCAATTAGAACTCTGCACCGTACCCAGGTATCCAGTCTTCTCAGAAACACGCCTAAACGTGGTTGCAGACACCGCAGGATCAAAGATTAAAGGATCATGCCCTTCTTGATACAGATACAAGATTCCGTTCAGCGGAGCCATCTGCCAACGGTCGTTGCTAATCGTTGGAGCTACTCCGCCCCCACCATAGGTGAGCACAGACAGGGTTGAACCACTGAGTTTAAATAACTTATTATTCCCGGCAGCAACGATATACGAGGTTCCATCTGCGGCAATCAATTCACCAATAGATTTAACATTAGCGGTGCTTAAGTCAGCGTTAGAGGAGTGTTTAGGAAGCCATCCCTTACGTGCTCCAATACGTCCAAATTTATCAATCACACAGTTAGAAGCAATGGTGGCGTAACCAGACTCCAATGCCACAGAGGAATCCTGGGTATTTACCCCCATGAATCCAGGGGCAGCAATACTGGAGGTAAGTAGTTGTTCAGACATTACGGATTCACCCAGACCACTTCTTCAAGGTAACGGTTACGCTCGATAGCCACAGCATCAGCCAAGGACAGACGATACAGTTGGTAAGCCTCAGAAGACAGAATACCTGAGTCCTCACCACGCTCAGCGATAGCCTTCGCATAAGCCAGCATGTTCACCAAGTGAGGAGGAACCAAGATACGATCCGTATCGCTAGACAAGTCCACTTGAGGAACAATCAGGTTAAACCGTAAGGTGTATGCTCCGTCAGGGATTGGATAGACATCAACCTGGGTGTCTCCATTAACGTCAACACCGTTGAAGTTATAATAAGCAGGAGCACCTTTACCGCTTTGAACCAACAAGAACTGTTTATCCATCCATACGGTAGCAGCATAGTTCATCTGCGTATCGTTGGTATCATTAAGAACGTCAATGACACGAAAGCGTGTACCTGAACCAGTCAGAATATAGTTAAATAGACTGTCAGTGGTGTTAGCCGTAAGCGTAGTGGTCAACGAGTTCCAATCATAGGCATCTTCAACCTCTCTCTTGGCATCATTGACATAAACACCAATCAGCTTGGAATAAGAGTTATCCTGCACAGAAGACACCGTAGGCTCACGGAGTCTAGTCAGTACATTATTGACCATATCAAGGTAGGTGGACATTTAGATTCCTTCTTTCTTAATCTGCTCAAATGTGCAGATGGTGGTAAACGTGCTACCGGCTTCAGAGGTAACCGTTATATAATCCCCTTCTTCCATCACCATGTAAGCCCCACCATCAATCTTTAGAAAGTCTTTAGAGCTAACAGCGTATTCAAACAGAATGTTTATATCAGCACTTGCGCTAACATCTCGCCAAGTAACTGTAATGTGTTTGGTGGAGCCAGTACCGTTCAAAGCATACAAAAGATTCCACTTGGCATAATACCCAACAGGAACTTTGTAGACAACAGTAGGGGTTGCAGCAGTGATATTACTACCTGCTGTGACTTCTCTCATTTCTTCTTGTTCTTCTTGTTAGTGGCAGTACGCTGACCACGAATGGGCATATTAGCCTCGCTCATGGCAATAGCGATAGCCTGTTTACGGTTCTTCACCACAGGACCGCCTTTACCGCTATGCAGAGTACCTTCCTTGTACTCACGCATAACCTTACCGATCTTCTTTTCGCTTTTAGTAGCCATGATTATTCCTTATGAGGATACCTTGTGAGAAACCGCTGCATAGATAGCCCCAAAGAAGGCTCCAACGATCAGGATAGGTTTAACAGCCTTAGCCAGCCACTCAAGAACCGTAAAAGCACCGGAGGCAGCATTAAATGCACCTACCATGTTCCTGGTATTTGCATCAATGGTGTCTACCTTTTGTTCTACTTGAACAAGCCTATCGTAGATCTCTTTGTGGCTAACTTCGTCCATTTATTCCTCTTTTGGCTCTTCTTTAGGTATTTGAGCTTCTGCTTGTTCTTTGATCTTCATCGCCAGAGGATAAGCACCTGAGCTGGTGGGAAGATCTCCGAGAACCTTCAAAATACCTTGAACTTCATTAATATCCAGACTGAGGGTAATATTCATAGTAAACTCCTGGTTAAAACCTAGAGCATACCACAAATTACCAAGGAAGTCCAGTAGCTGCGGTGGGATTCTTCTCAGCAGCGATCTTTGCAGCCAAGGCAGCTTCAGTGGCTGCTTTGTCCACGCCAGAGGCCCACACCCAGGCCAGAACAGCATTCTGTGTTAGAGAGTTATATGGAACCGCAGGAGTCCCTTCTGTCCAACCGCAGGTGGAATAGATAGAGGCAGAGAAGTCTCCATCCACTGCCGTGGCAGTCCAATGAGCAGTGGTTACGAAACCGTCAGAGGTACGGCGGTCGAGATTAGTGATTGTCCAGGTGATAGTCATGATTATTGTCCTTCAAGTTGAGCCACACGGGCACGGAGAGATTGGAGTTCAGCAACGATGTTGGCGATAAATTCAGCGGAACCATATTCCATCTGCTGCATCTTTTCACCATCCTTTTCACCCACCACACTGCCTGGGCTGACTTCTTGTACTTCATGTGCAATAAAACCAACGCCCTGAGCACCCGTTTCCTTCCAAACCCAGGTTTTAGGCTTGAGTGCGTCAATGAATGCACCACTGCCGGTAAGAGGTTGCGGGTTGTCCTTGAGTCGGTAATCAGATGAGGTATTAAAGGCGGTATTGGCCCCGTCCGTTGTAATCGATCCTCGCGCACCACCAGTGCCATCTCTAAAATAAACCTGATATCTTGTTCCACTCGTTGCGGAATTCCAAAGATCAAGAGCCTCAAAACCTGCGCTGTTTGTCTTAAATAACGGGCCAAACGTCCCAGATGCATCTACGGTTAATTTAGGCGACCAACCAATTCCTGCACCAGCAGTTGTAGTCGCAATCATGAAGTTACCGCTGGTGTCAAAACGGGCGCGTTCTGTGCCGCCCGTCTGAAAAGCAAGAATGTTTGCACCACCAGCGTTTAAGCTGGTAATAGATGAGCCGCAGATAATTGAAAAGTCTGCGGTTGCGCCGTTAGTGAAACTTGCAATCGTTCCCGTGCTTCCTGCAACAGAAAGACGGTTTGAGGGACTCGTAGTCCCAATACCCAGGTTACCGGAGGAGTCGAGGCGCATACGCTCCGTGCTGTTAGTGTAAAATGTCAATGGAATCGCTGCTGTACCATAAACATAATTCTGGTCTGATTTCCCGCCCAGATACAACGTGCTTGTTCCGTTTTTAACCTGAACATAAGTTTCTGCGGTTGAGCTAGAGCCAAAACTGCTGACCAAGCCAGACCCAGTTACATCCAGCTTAGCGGCAGGAGAACTCGTCCCAATCCCCAGCCCTGTGCTGGTTAGGCGCATTTGTTCGGAGCCGCTGGAAATGCCAAAAGTGATGTT